CCGCAGGCTTGTTCAGCCCAATCGGACGGGCGTTGACCTCGGCCCCGTATTCCGTGATGAGCGTGTCGCCGGCCTCGGACACCAGTGTGTCGCCTGCGACCGTCTCCAGGTCGCACTCGCCGTAGTCAGGCTTGGGATACAGGATGTACCGGATGCCACGCCCCATGCCGTCCACGCCGTACACGTCGTTGTACCTGCCGGCGTAGAACGTCAGCGGCCGAATAGATCCCGTGTAGGCAAAAGCTCTAGCCGTAGCCCCTGAGCCGTTGTGGTAGAGCGTGGCGGCACCAGTCGTCGCAGCCGTCCCTGATACCACCAGCTGGGTGGCGTTAGAGAACTGCACTACGGAAGAGGTTGTGCCGCCGCTGAGAATGCTCGGCCAGGACGTGGAGCTGACCTCTGAAGCCAGCGTGACCGTTGTGGAGTTTGTGCCTGCCGTCACCGACTGAACGGTGACGGCCTGAGCCCTGGCCGTGATGGTCACCGTAGGATTGCTGGTGTAGCCAGTCCCGGCGTTAGTGATGACCACGGACTGCACACGGCCGCCGTCGATGTGGGCAACGCCTTGTGCGCCTGTGCCACCGCCACCGGAAATAGTCACGTCCGGCGGCGCTGAGTAGCTCGCACCGAACGTGCCCACGGATATCCTGATCAGCCCGCCGGCTGTGCGTGCTGCGATCTGCATCAGCTCGGCCCCTGGGCGATCCGCACCACACCGTCACGTGACTGGTAGATGATCGATTCGGTGGGCGACGGGTAGCGGAACGAACGCCAAATGCCAGACGTTGATCCCGTGTGCGTGGTGAACGACAGGGCGACCGTGCCGGGACGAACGGTCAGCTCGCCAGGCGACAGGACCTGGAGGTTGACCTGCGTGACCGCGGCCCCTGGCTTGATGCCGTATGGGGAAGCATTGGTTACCAGGCCGGACCACTGATCGATGATGATCACGGTGAGCCTCCATCCACGCCGTCAGCCTGCGGAGTTGACCGCCAGCCGGAGAGGTCCCACATGACCCGCCTGGCCCCTGAGAGCGGAGCCAGTTGGTCGTTTTCCATCGCCAGGCGGAGGTCACGCTGGTAGAGCGAGAACGCCTGGTCAGCCTTCTGGTTGCGGATACGTGCCAGCCAGTACTCCGTGGCGCTGTGCAGGCAGTTGGTCATGCCAGGAGGAAAGTCCACTGGGTCCGTGATCAGGTACTTGGCGGACGAGGCCGTGAGCGATGTGTTGACCGTCAGGCTGGTAGCGCTGCCGACTGCCGTGATCTTGGCCTCTGACACATAGGGGTTGAGGCCGCTGATGGTCTCCGGGCTATCGGATGCTGTGCCAATCCGAATGATCGATCCGACCATGGCAGAGTTGAACGACGTGCCAGTGCCCGTGACGGTGGTTCCAGAGGCAGTTACAGTCCCAGCCCTAGTTGCCGTCTCATGGCCTGAGTACCGCAGCTGCCGCGGTGAGCGGCGGTAGGTGAAATCGATCGTCTCCAGGCGGGCCGGGTAGCCGATGATCCGGATCGCCCAGCCACCAGTGATGTCGTCCCGCGTGACGGTCCAGTACGCCTGCGGGCCCTGGGCGTCCAGGACCCGTTCGATCTTCATCGCCTCGTCCTGGGACACATAGCTGAATGCTGACCAGCTGTGTTCATCGATCGGCTTGTCCAGGTTGCGGAAGTCGGTTGGCAGCGGGTAGAGCGTGCGGTAGAGCAGGGCGACCGTGGAGGTGCTGAAGTCCTCCGGGTAGGTCAGCGCACTGTCCAACACCAAGACGCTAGAGCTTGTCCTGGTGGCAACCTTGGCGATCACGTCATTGATGCGGATGAAGCAGTAGGCGGCTCCGGCCGGAAATGGATCGCCTACGGTCTTGGTGATCGTCCTGGTGGAGGCGACGAACGTGACTTCTCCCTGCCATGCCGGCTCAATCACCACGCGGCCGGTCTGCTGGTGGAACTCCCAGTCCTTGATCCAGCCCAGCTCTTGGTAGGCACGCTGCACAGCGGTGCGGATGTCACGCTGTTCCGCATCCTGAGCGCCACCACCGGAAGTGGTGATGAGGTTCTCAACCAGATCGTAGTAGGTTTGGTATGGCATTCGTCACCCTGCAACCACGCCCTCTGCCACGCCCACCTTCGCCACATACGCCATGAGCGCCCCAACCGCCGCCGCGAGGTCCGCGTCGGCCTCCGCTCCAGCCAAGAGGTCTTTGACATGAAGCCGCACCGGCTCGGCGGGTGCCTCTTCCACGCCGGTCTCGGTCGTCCGGAATCGGACGAGGGTCACGCGGGCTTCGGCTTCGCCGCCGACTGTGCTGGCGCTTATCACGCACTCACGCAGCCACAGCTTGTCGTACGTGGCACTGATCGACAGTGGCTCGCTTGCGTACAGCGTGGGGATGTCAGCCATGGTTCAGTCGCTCCTCTAGTGCGGCGATGCGTGCGTTGCTCTCCTGTAGTGCGGCTACCAGCAGCGGCACCAACTTGGACAGGTCAACGCTCTGCCAGATTGGCTTGCCGTCGCCTCCTACTGCGTCCTTCTCTCCTGTCACTGCAAGCGGCACGGCGTCTGCGAGTTCATGGGCGAGGAATCCCTCTCCAACGCCGCCAACTCGCCACTGCCATGTGACTGGCCGCAACGAAGCAAGCCGTGCGGTTGCGCCATCCATCGCCTGCACGTCGTCCTTCAGCCTGTAATCGGACGAGGTATTGAACGCTGTCGCTGCGTTAGTCGTCGTTATGCTTCCTACCGACGTGCCGTTGCGCAGAATGTTGAGCGTTGTCTGACCGGCACTTCCTGTGTCTGTGTTGTTCCAGCCAGCGGCGAACGTAGTCGCTCCGTTGTGGTTGATTGCCAGCCTGCCCCAGTTCGTAATTGTGCTGAGATACAGGTTGTCAATCCATGCGGAGCCTGTGGCTTGCAGGTTGAACCCGCCTTGATCGGTTGTGCTGCCGATAAGCAACTCGCCTCCGCCCGTCAGCCGCATCTTCCCTGAGCCACCGATCTGCCATTCATGGTAGCCGCTGTTTGGATTGTCGTAGTACACGCCAGCCGATGCCGTTACTCCAATGTCCAGCGTCTGCGTGGAGTTGTCGGTGAACCGCGCGGCTATGCCGGTGCCAGAACGTACTACGTGGAGTCGCTGCGTCGGTGTAACCCCAATCCCCACATTCCCCGACGCATCCACCCGCACCCGCTCGGTGCCGCCCGTCACCACCGTCAGAATATCGGCTCCAGCCCGTCCGACTCCTGTGTTTGTGTCGCCGTCGAACGCATAGACGACGCTATTCGATGTAGCGAGGTCGTCCGCGAGTATCTGCCCCGCGAACGTGGCGACGCCGGTGGAGGAGATGGTGAGGCGGGTGGTGGCGGCAGTCCCAAACAGCAGATCAGTGCTTTCGCGATTCCATACATACGCTCCACCGCCTGAGTCTTGCAGCAACTCAAACCCGTCTGTAGCCGTCTGCCCAGTGGTAGCGTTAGTGAGCCTCAACGATGTCGCAGTTGCCGCATGAATATGCACGCCTGAATAATTGGCATTGACGAACGTCGGCGTGCTGGTGCCGACTGACACGCTGGCTCCGAAACTTGCCGTCCCAGTGAACGCCGGGCTCGCCGTCGGCTGCACGGAAAGCGTGGTGCGTGCCGCTGCGGCGTCGGCGTCGTCGATCAGCGACCTACCGAACGACGTGCAGGTGATCTCCTCCGCACTGCCGGCGCCGGCGGAGGAGCGGCCCAGCAACCTGTCGGTCGCCGTCACGTATGGCGTGACATAGGAAAGCGAGGAGTATGCCGTGCTGCCGTCACCCAACTTGAACCGACGGGTGTCGGTCTCAAACACAAGCTCCCCGGCCGCTGGCGTGGGGTTAGCCGACGCCACCGCAGAGGCGGTGCCACGCTTGTGCTTGATCTTGATGGTCATCAATAAGAGCCGCCGTCCAACTCCGTTGCCCAGGAGATGGTGTCGGTGCTGGCCGTGTAGTACAGGACGCCGTTGCTGGTGCCGCCGCCATCCAGGGCGCTGATGGTGTTGGTGTCATTGGCGACCAACACAGTCCCCTTGGCTGCGGAAGTCAGGCCGGTGCCGCCCTTGGAGACTCCAATGGCCGTGCCGTTCCATGTGCCGCTGACGTTGCCGCTGGCGGTCACGTCGGTGCAGGACAGATCACCAGTGCCAAGGCTGATGTCCTTGTTGGCATCAACCACCAGGGCCTTGGATGCTGTGGCTGTGCCGGCCGTGACGCCGGCCAGCGTGTTCAGCTCCGCCGCTGTGGATGTGACCGACGTGCCACCGATCTTGAACGTCCCGGACAGGTTGACTGTTCCGGAGTAGGTGTAGGTGCCGCTGGCGGTTTGCGTGGCAGTCAGGCTGAGAAACGCCCCAGGCCCGCCAATAGCCAAGACGGACGCACCGCCGCCGGATCCCTTGCCGATGTGCAGGATGTCATCGACTTCAGAAAACGCCAGCTCCGACTGAGCGAGCGTACTGGGCGCCCCACTCGCACCGCCGGTCGCACGCCTCTTGATCCGCAGCGTAGCCATTAGAAATCACCTCCGTTGACAACTTCCTGCTCTGGATAGTTACGCCATTTCCCTGATGAGTAACGCAGCACATCACCCGTTTGGACGCTGGTCAGCTCAAACTCAGTGATGTTGTCCAGGCTGGCGGAGGCGGTGTAGTACGGCAGGGCATTCCACGCCGTTTCACCGTCACCAATTTTGAACTGGTTGGTATCCAGTTCCAAACCGAGTTCGCCCGCCAGCAGGACCGGGTTGCGCTCTGTCCAGGTCGCCGCCAGACCCCGGCGGAGTTGAAGGCGGTTTCTGCTCATGGCGCACTCCGTTATCTATTGCCCGCCATCCTCATTGCGGGCTGCGAAGTACCTGCGAACCCAGGAACGCAGGCCGTCCGGAGCGGAGTCGGTCCATTCCAGGAGTCCGTTGTCCGCAACGCGGAGGTGTTCCGCAGGATCGAACCCGGCGTTGATCACGGGCTGCCAACGGTCCACGTATTGCCTGTCCTGACGGGTGCCGTGGAACAGGTGGAACGCCTCCCCCTTGAGGGATCCGATGTTCCCGCCAACCTTGCTCCAGGCGGTCTTGGCCCAGGGCTCGTAGTCACGCTTCATTGCCTCGCTCATACGCCCCAGGCAGCGGGAATGCTCCAGGCCCATCCAGCCCTCCAGGCACATGGCGTCACCTGACCCAACAATGTGCCTGTCATAGAGCGGGAATATGGACCGCCGTGCCGCCCAGGCCCCGCCAGGGGAACTCACCCCGGCCCCCATGTATCGCTCTGCCATCGGCCCCACGCCGGCCAGGACCTGGACCACCGCACCGTCCTCGTCGCAGCAGTGCCAGCGGTTCCAGAGCTGGACCACCGGATACTCAGCCAATGCAGCCATGGCCTTGGAGGGCCAGTCCCTGTCCAGGAACAGGATGTCGGCGTCGATCCAGGCTATGTGCGTGAAGTCCTTTGGGAGGGCCTCCACCAGCAGGTTGATCAGCCGCTCCTTTTGCCAGATGGCCTGGCCATCCCGTGCGTGGATCTGGAGGAAGGCGTCGGTTGTTGGAAACTCCTGCCCAGGAAACGCTACCTCTGCATTGAAAACAGGCACTCCGTGCCACTCCATGGAGTGCAGGAACCGCAGGTAGTTGTCCCTGGGCCTGGACCAGTTGGCTGGATTGAAGTGGCAGCACACAACCGCCAGCCTGCCGGGCCGTTTGGTCCTGGCGGCCCGCTTGGCCATGGCGAGGATGCGTGACACGGACCTCCTGGGAAGGCTGACGCCACGCTTCTCAGCCTCTTCGGCAATCCATGACTCCAGGACGGCGTCTTCGACGCGGTCTGCCTGGGCCGCGCGGGCCATCGCCACGCCGCTGCGCAATGGCGCACGCAACAGCAGGCTGCCGATGCGGAGTAGCCGCTGGCCGATCACGTTCCGCCGCAGCAGTTGGGCACCACTCGCCAGCGTTGGCTGGTTGGATCGTAGCGCCCGTGAGCCCACTGGTTCTCGCCCAGTGAGAAGTTCACCCCACCCGGGCACAGGAACGCCGCAGAGTCGGTGCTGTGATTGTGGACGAACGTGACGTTGTTGACCCCCACATTGACGAACGTGGCCCTGGTGGACCCGTCCCGCACGGCGTTGGTGATGCCACGCAATTCCGTGTTGGTGGACGAGGTGAGGCGGTACACGTCGGCTACCGTGGAAATCACGGAGTTGCTGATCGTCACTGTGGCCCACCGTTCTCCCGTAGCCACGGCAGTGACGAAGTCGGTCACCGCGGTGGAGTTGTGACTGTGCGACGATGGGGCGGCACCAATCGTTGTTGCGTTCAGACTGACCGCCCCCGTAAGGCCGTTGACCGACGTGACCGGCGCAGCCGTTCCGGCGACGATAGCCACGGCGCTGTTGAAGCCGGTGATGTCTCCGGTCGCATGACTGTGCGAAGCCAGGGCAGCGCCCACTGAGGTGGCGTTGAGGCTCACTGCACCCGTGGCACCGTTGACCGACGACACGGGCGACGCAGTACCGGCAACCACCGCCACTGCCGTGTTGAAGTTGCTGATGTCGGCCGACGTAATGGCCACCGCTCCAGTCCTCCCGGCGACCGAATGGACCGGGCCAGACAGTGCCGCAATCGCCCCAGCCGTCACACGCTGGGTCTGCGTGTTGCCGGCGTTGTTGATGATCAGTATGGCGTTTGGGTCTGCGGCACCGACCGGAAGCGAGGAGATTTTGATCGACGGCATGTCACTTACCCTTCGGTCGATAGGAGTGCTTGGCGATGATCATCTCCCGCAGCTCGCCCGCCTTCTTGTTGGGATGGAGCTTGCGGTAGTGCCGCATGTCTTCGGCAATGATCTTCTCGGATAGTGGCGCCCGCTTGGGAGGAACAGGAATGCCCTTGTGGCTGACGATCCCCTCCACGGTCAGGTTGCGCTTCCGGGCCACGCGGACGATGTCGGCGGTGGAATCAACCCATGCTTCCGGGTCCTTGTGGGCCCGCTTGTCTGCCAGGCCGCCCACGTACTGCTTGCCGGCCGTGCTGATCCCCGCCTCGCGGGCCTCGCGGAGCATGTGTTCCGCCATCAGCTTGGGCATGTCGTCAAACTGCTGCTGGTTGTACCGGCCCTGGTTGAACGCCCGGTCCGTGCCCTTGGTGCCAGGAGGGCACTGGAGCGCACACATTGACGCCCACTTCTCGCCGTAGGGCAGGGCGGCCTTGTAGGTCCGCACAGCCTCCGGGCCGGCATCAAGCACCTGCTGGGGGATTGGCATTCTGTTGCTCCTGCGGTGGAGGTGGAGGCTGTGGCGGAGGCGGCGGGACCATGTACCGTGCCACGTCGATGTCCATGGCTCGTCCCCAGTCCTCCAGGAGTGCGTTGAACAGCTGCGGCTGCCCAGCCTGGAGCATGCCCTGCGCCACGGGCATCATGACCTGGAGGGCCTGGTTCATTTGTTCGACCTTGGTCCCCTTGTTGGGCTTTCTGGCGCTTCCAGCCTCAACGCGGTAGTCGAACTCACGGACGATCTCGTCCGGGCTCGCCGCCAGGACGTGCATCTGCCACGCACCCGCAGCCATGGGACCAAGCAGCGGGGCGATGTCCTGCGGCTGTACCAGCCACCGGGCACAGAACGCCTCCTTCCGTGCCAGGAGGGACATGGCATCTTCCAGCTGGTTCGCCATGTCGTCTGGCCTGACCGAGATTTGTTCACTCTTCACGGCGGCTTCTGCGGCTGACCTGAACTGATTTCTGGACATGCCGTAAATCAGCTCTGTCAGACCGACGCGCCGGTCGAACAGGTTGGTGACCTCTGCCACAATTTGGAACAGCTCATTCGGCACGCCGGGAAGATTGAAGACGCTGATCACGTCATTCACTGAACGGCCGATCGCCTCACTGATCTCTACGATCTTGAAGCCGGAATCATCGGAGTCCAGGATCTTGGCCTTCAGGTCGTTGTCCGCGGCCTTGGCGACACCGATAAGCGTCTGACTGGATGTGGCGATCTTGGTGGCGATGAAACTCATCGCATAATTAATAAACCTCAACTCACCAATGCCGGGTTTGATGAGCGAGATGGGGTACGAATACCCCGGCTTGCCGTGCCACTGGAGGATGGTGCAGGGCCACCCGTCCGGCTCCACCCAGAACGGGATGGGCCACTGAGCCGATTGGAACAGTCGCTGCGGCAGGCCGCTCTCGTCCACCTCGTCCTGGATGATGTCCGGCGGCAGGTTCAGCGGATACGGCACGCCCTCGCAGACGACGATGTAGCAGAAGTCGCCCAGGGCATCGAACTTGCCACGGAGCTTCTGGTCCGCATCCTTCAGGCGATCTCCGAACCCCGTCTTACTGTATATCTCCCAGTACGTGACGAGGTCGTTGGTCTTGCCGTTCTTCTTCTTGTTCTCGTAGCCCACCTCGCGGCGGCGGCTGCGTGAGTCGTAGGACTCGCTGTGACCCTTCAGGTCCTCTTCAGGGACACCGAACTTCTGGGCGACAAAGTCCCGTGAGTGCGTGCGGCGGCGGGCGATCCAGCGGATGTCCTGCTGGTCGTCTGCGTCCGGGTCCCAAAGGACGTTGTCGAACGTCTCATAGAACGACCCGGCGACACGGGTTTCCGTTCCTGGGAACTGGTACAGCTCAGTAAACCAGCACCCAGCTCCTTTGATCAACGCCTCGTCCACCACCTTGCGGCTGTGGTCCTTGAGGTGCAGTTCGTTGGGCGTGTAATTCAGGTAGTCCTCCAGGAGCTTGGCGATGACGCCACGCTTCTCAGAGAGGAACTGGGTCTGCTGGACCAGCTGCTGGTACATCTGCATGCCCGGATCAGGCATCATCACCGGCTGGCCGTCCGGACCGATGACGGGCTGGCCATCAGGCCCCATCTGCGGCACTGGAGGTTGGGGAAAGATCCCCAGCATCTGCGGGCTCACCATGGGGTACTGGCGAGCCGTGACGTTCCGCACCGGGTTGCGGTGATGGATCACCGCGCCGAAGAGGCGAACGGCCTCCCAAACGCGGTTGATGGTCATCCGGAAGGCCGGCGGAGCCAGACCTTTTACAAACCCCTTGACGCCCCGCGTGTAGTCATTGCGGAACATCCAGGCGTTCTCGCCGTCATAGAACTGCATGGCCTCATCAGCGTCCTCCTGAAAAGGCCGTTTGTGTTCCTTGGCGAGTTCGATCTTTTCCAGCCAACCTTGGACGATTGGCCGGAGCGGGTGTTCTTGCATGGCAGGGCCCTGGGCTACTGCTTATTGCCCCGCAGCTTCTGCTCCAGCATCGCAACCCGCTCGGAAAGCTGGGCGACACGCGGATCCCGCGGGGCGTAGGTCCAAGTGCCAAACCGCCGCCATTCCGTGCTGTCGTCCAGGCGAGGATCGTCCCGGTGGCGGACGCTGGGCTTCTCCACCCCGCCGTACCCAGGAGACAGGGCCCAGAGGGTGAGGGTGTCCTGGCCCACCTTGATGACGAACGCCATCACCTGCTCAGACCCCTCATGAGCCTGATACAGCACCGTGTCGCCCACGGAGGCGGCCGGCATCTTCCAGTTCACTTTTTCGTCGGTCCCAGGCATACGTATCCCTTTCCGTCATCGCCCTGACGTTTCAGACGCTCGGCTCGCCATTTGACATACCACGGCTCAGGGCCTGGCCGGGCTGGCGGTTGGTGGTACTGCGGCTCATAGGCACAGAGGTATTCCAGGCATTGGCAGCTGTGGACCTCGCCGCGTGTGTTGGGCATGTCCGTGACGAACGGACCGTTGTTGGACTGCACCACCTTCTTCTTGTACCGACGCAGCTCGCGGTACAGCTCTGGCACAGCGTTCTCCAGGAACTTCAGCTGAGTGCTGCCGTCACCGCGGATGTGCAGCATTTGCCGCACTAGGGCGGTTCTCGCCTGGATGTCGTCGGATCCGGGGACGAACTGGAATCCAGACATTTGTGCCCGGATGTTGCGTTCCCGGAGTTGCTCCGAATACAGGTCGCATGGCAGCCTGCCTGAACCAAGGTCCCTCAGTGTACCTCCGTGCATGTCCATGATGAAAGCGTAAAAGTGCTGCCCCTCGCACTTGGCCGCGAACGCCTCGCCCCAGATCAGGGCGTTGGCGTTCCGCAGGTACAGCTCGTCATAGACCAGGATGAACCGCTCGTCCGGAGGCACTGCTGCGAACACGCAGGCCATGACTGTGTGACCAGGGTCGATCGATACGTAGCGTGTCCAGTCAGGCGGAACGATGCCGTCCGGCAGTTCCGATCTGGGGAGGGTATGGACCATGGTGTTGAACGACGGGTACATGAGGATGGAGTCCTGAGTGAACTCGCCCTCTGCACGCATCCGCAGCTCGTCCACGCCCAGGGCTGACCACCGGGCGATGTTCTTTTCCTTTTCTTCTTTATCGATATGGTCGTTGTCCAGGAACCGCAGGACGAACTTCTTGATCTGCGGGTTTTCCTTACCCTCCTCGGCCTCCTTGTCTGCCCGCTCGCACAGGCCCAGCAGGGCGTCGTTCTTGGAGTGAGGCATGGCACTCCACACCAGCCGGCCCTTACGGTCAGCCAGGCGTGCCTGCATCTCACCCACCCACGCGGGATTAGAGATATCCTCGTCCAAATGCACTAAATCGGCCTGAAAACCCTGGGGCGGCTCGCCCTCAGAGGAAAAGAAGTTGACCGTCCATCCATTGGTCAGGACGACACGCTGGCAGTACCCGGCGTTCTTCAGCACCCATGACACGTCTTCGACCAGCCTGGGTGGAACCAAGGGTGGCGCTGGTTTCGTCTCGGCTCGGCGGGCGGCGTCCTGGCCCGGGCGGTACGCACGCCACTCGCCCGTCTCCAGGTCCTTGATGATCCGGAACGCACCGGCCTTGAAGAGCATGGGGTAGGCCACCAGGCCGATGTGCGGCCAGTTCCGGCCCACCACCACTAGGTTGCCGCCCTCCTTGGGGTACTTGTCGAACGGATCAGTACCCGTCAATGCACGTGCGTCCTCTACGAACGTGGAGAGCGATTTGCCGGATCGGTTCCCGCCAAGCACTATCCGCTCAGACGCCATGCTGGCGTGCATCTGCTGCTGAAGCGGCATGGGCTCATACAGCCGAAGCGCTTCGATCTTCCGACTCTTCAGCTCCGCCTGGACCTCCTTGAGGTGGCCAAGCGTGTGCTGGGTCACGCCGGGGACGACCGGCGGCTTAGGATGGTCCGGGACCTTCCGCGGGTGCGGCTTCACTGAGGACCTCCACTGCACGGCTGACCGGCAGGGCCTTGAGCGTGATGGCCGTCTCCATCAGCCGCTGCCGCAGTTCCTCCTCCAGCTCGTCTTCGGTCCACACCGACAGGGGCTTCTTGGCACCGCCCATGGCTGTGTTGGCGTTCACCAGCCGCACCAGCGTCTCCAGCATCTTCGTCCGATGTGCCCCCCCAGGAGGCGAATCGTAGTACTGTTTCATGAACACATTGCCGAAACCACGCACGCCGCCGAAGTACTCCAGAAGGACTTCGATCAGCTCGGCACTGTGGGGGATCGTTGACCCGCCCAGCCTGGCAGCCTTGCAGAACACGTCCACCGCGTCCTGCTCTATGGCATCCAGCCGCGAGTCCTTCTTCTTCTTGCGGCGTTTTCGTTCGTAGGACGACCGGCACGTCTTGCATTTGGGGTGCATCCTGCCATCGGCGGAACGATGGAAACTGGTTTCTGGCAGCTCCTGCTTACATTCGATGCAGGTCTTCTTCATAGCTTGCAGTGCCAGACGTTCCCGTTAACCACGGGCACCAAGCCGCAATCAGCCACCGCCCGCTTCACGCCATCGAATGCGTGGTAGTCATGGCCCGCCAGGATGTGCTTGGCCTTGGGCTTCCAGGCCAGGATGTCCTGCTTCACCGATTCGTAGTCATGCTCGGCATCGATGTAGACGATGTCGAACTGGCCGTCCCGGAACTTGGCTGCGGCGTCAGGCGACTTGGCCTTGACGGCGGAGATGTTCATGCCGGCGGTGTTGCGCTGGAACACCTCAAACGGTGACCCGGCCTGACCGTCGTACTGCTTGCACCCCTCGTCGTTGGTGTTGCCGCCCCACGTGTCCACGCAGGTCACGTGTGCTGCACCAGACTGCGACATGATGATCGCACTGCGGCCAGCCCATGAGCCGACTTCCAGCACCACCGGCTTGCGGCGATGCTCGTCGCGGAACTTCTGCACCAGTGCAGCCAGGGCCTCGGCGTCAGACTGGGGCAGGTCCATGCCCATGTCGTTGAAGGTCTTTGGCAGCCAGGTTGGTTCCGGGAGATCCATCAGCTTGGTGACGCAGCCGGCCTCTACCGCACCGCGGAGCTTCTCCGACACGTGGGCGGCTGTGATGATTACAGGCTTGCCAACGCACTTGGGCTTCCAATGACCGGCCCAGGCGTCCCAGTTGCAGAACACCGGGTTGTATCCCAGCTTCTGGACGCCGACGAGCGACAGGTCCCTCGTCATCGTCACGTCTTCGGTGCTGGCCTTCTCTGCGGCGTAGCGGTCCTTCCACTCATAGTAGAACCAGGGCTTGTCCGCTTCAGACCGCGGCTCGGTCACGTCAAAGGCCCGCATGTCGTACATGATCAGGCCGGTTGGCAGTGCGGCGCACTCCTGGATGCCGGTCATGTTGTGGCCGGTGTTCCGGTCATACATCTCCAGCTGGTAGTCCGGATTGGCGTGTTCCGACTGCATGTTCTGCCAGCGGAACACGTACACGCACTCCGCCGGAGGAGGGCCGCAGTAGGGGGCCCCAATCACACACGGGCCCTTGGGGTAGTGGTTCACCAGGAAGTCAAAGCTGCTGTGGAAGAACGGCTTCGCCCCTGGGTGGCCGGCGTTGATGTCCGGCTTCATGTCGGAGTCCACCATCACCAGCACATCAAGCCCGTAGTCCCTGGCCATGAGGACGGCCCGGTTGCGGGTCATGGTGATAGGAGTGTCAGACAGGTTCCAGATGCGGACCTGTTCGATCCTGTCGGACTTGGACAGGTCTGCGACCAGCGGCACCATCCACTCTCGGATGTCAGGCACCTCGGAGGAGATGCCGCCGTTGCCGCCGTATGAGAACGTACAAAATCCGACGTTGAACTTCTGGTGCATGCCTGGGCTCCAAGGGGGAGCCGTCAGTGTACGGGCGGCCAGTATAGCGGTGCAAACCTACCGGCGGCGTGTGCCCTGCGTGCGCGTCGGTGTCGGACGGGCCCGGCCGGGCGTTGCTTGCGTGCGGATGTACTCAGCCATAGCCGCCGACTGATCTTTTTTCTGGCTTGCAGGCTTAGGCGCTGGCAGCCAGCTACCCGTTTGCCCGGGTGCCCTGGGCTTCACGTATCGCATGCCAGTTTCCTGCTCTCGGCGCTTGATCTCCGCCTGGCGTGCCTCTTCGGTCATGATCTGCTCACCACTTGGCCCACGTCTCATTCCTGGAAGAAGTGGGTAGGACCAAGGGTCATTGGAGGACCAAGGAGCGGAAGAATTGGGCTGCGCAGCCGGCGGCGTATCCATGGCAGGGCCGCCTGGTGGGGCGTATTGCCGGCCGCCTGGCTGTGTGTAACCAGGAAAGCCCCAGTCCGCCATGCGGCCGGGCGGCCCCCCGTTGTCAACAATCAGGCCCATAACAGGCATTCGCGGCGCCACTGGCTGGCGAGGCGCAGGCTCAGGCTCGGCAACCACAGGCTGCCTTACTGGCGA